AAGGATCTGCCCGCAACGATTTTGCTCATCGTGGCCGCTTTCCTGGCTCTGCATAAAGCGGCCAGCCTGGTGGCGCCCGTTATCAGCCGTATGTTCGGGGTGGAGATTACGGGCAGCGGCCTAATTCTATTGGGACTGCTCGGATCGATGACAAGCGCATTCACAGCATTGGCAGCGGCGGTTGCCATTGTAAGTGGTTTGCTGTTCGCTCTGGTCAATGTGTTGAGAATCCTTGGAGCGATGTGGGGCTTCATTCAGGCTGGGGCTATCGCTTTTGGCGCAAGCACCGGGGTTGCGTTTGGTATCGCCACTTTGGCAATCCTGGCCATCATCGTCGCGCTGGCCCTACTCATCATCTACTGGCCGCAAATAAAACAGGCGGCGATCGATGCCGCCACCGCTATCGCGGCCAAATGGCAGGAACTCAAGGCATTGTTTGAGGCCTGGGTCACGACACCGGTCGGCAATGCGTGGCAATGGATCAAGGATACGTTCAACGATGCTGTGGGTTGGATCAGTACCAAGATCGATGAAAGCAAGGCATTAATCGCTGCCTACGTCACAACACCGGTCGCCAATGCCTGGCAGTGGATCAAGGATACGTTCAATAGCGTCGTAGGCGCTTTAGGGTTCGGCGGTGCGTCGTCGAGCGGCGGCGGCGGTAGTGGTTTCGCGGGTGGCGGTCTGCTCGGCGGGCGCGGCAGCGGCACATCCGACAGCAATCTCGCGTGGGTCTCGCGCGGCGAGTACATCACGCCGGCGCGCGCCGTGAGTCAGCCGGGCGTTCTGGTCTTCCTCGAGGCGCTGCGGCGCTCGGGCGGCAATCTGCGCGATGTGCTCGACGGCATGGGCCGCTTCGCGCTCGGCGGCATGGTGCAGGCGCCGCTTGCGCTTCCAGCATTCGCCGGGGTTGGGATGAACCACGTCACCATTCAGTTTCCAGGGCTGCCGGCCATAACCGGGTTGCGCGCCTCGTCCGATGTGGTCGATGAACTCCACAAAGCCGCGGCCATGGCGCAGGTGCGCTCGGGTGGCCGTAAGCCGAGCCGGTTTTCCTGATGCCCGCCTATACCCTCTTGGCGATCGACGGCATCGATTTCAGCCAGTACGCGGTGCGAGGGATCACCATGACGCTCGCGCCGATCGACCAGGCAAAAAATGTGGCGCGCGATTGCCGCGGCGCCTTGGCGGACATCTCACTCGCACAATTCCGGCAGTACAAGGTGACGATCACCTGTACGGATCACGAGGTGCCGGAGCTCACCGATGTTTGGCCTGGAATGGACATCACTATTACCTGCATTCCAGGTCTCGGCGCCGCCAATACGACCGGCGACGTGCTGACCATTCTTGCCAAGGTGACGTCCTGGAATACGTCGCGCGACGAGTGGGCGGCCGAGGTGGCGTGGCAGCTTGAAGCGGAGCAACGAGCCTGATGCCGGCCGGGACACCATATTTTGCGTGGATAGATCCCGGCGAGACGGTCTTCGGGTCTGAACACCTGCGCTGGGACGAGGATGTGTTCTCGTTCACGCTCAAGCAGGATGAGGGCGATCCGGCGAGCCTGACCATCGTCGTCCGCCGGCCGCGCAACGACGCCGGCGAGGCGATCGGGTTGCTCGGCCCTGGGCGCAAGATATGGGCGTGGTTCGCGCTCGACTGTGGGCCGGACCTGATCAGATTCCGCGGCCGGCTCGTCGGCGTTCCGACCAGCATATTCGAAGAACTGGTGACGCTGGAATTCGTCGCGCGGCCGATCGACCTGGTGGCCCAAAAGGCAGCGCTCGCGGATTCACTGCGCGTGCTGCCGTATTATGACGAGGTGGTGATCGATCCGACGCGGCGCACCGATCCCGAAGTTGTGCTCGAGGGCTATAGCAAGATTTGGCATTACGATCGCGAGACCCACGTTCTGACCGTGTCGGACGAGATCACCGGCGAAGACGGTCTGGTTGAATTTGATGGCGCCAGCGAAGGCGGCAAGGTGCTCTATGACGGCCTCGGCCTCACACTCACCAGCGGGCCGCTCGCGCGCGTCGATGTGAGCGCCGAGTATACCTGGACACAATCGGCGCAAGGGAGCGTTGATCTGACCGACTACCTGATCGACAATTGGCCGGAGTCGTATCAACGCCATATCACGTCGTACACATTGACGGCCGATAACTGGCCGAAGCCGGGGGCCGGCATAGGCGATGGTTGGATCGTCGCCGACGCGACGGCCAGCGCGCTATATAGCACCGAGGTCAGGAGTATCACCACGGGCAGTAACCTGACGGTGACATTTCCCGATACTTCCTGGTTCGGTCCTTCGAGCCATACCACTACGGTTACCGACACCCAAAGCTATACGGACGCGCCGATTGGTATTGGTTTTCCCGAACTGGTGACCAGCGACGTCTACACCGCCCAGAAAGGCTCGGTTAGTCGCAACTATTCGGGCACCGCTGCCTTTTTGCCGTTGAACTACACCGCGGTCACGCTAAAGGCAGCATACACGGGGAATCGGCAATGCACCGAGGTCGTGTCGTTTTCTCTATATGCCGATGTGCAGCACGTGTTGACCGATCCAGAGGATGGCGAGGCGCTGCTCATCAACGACGTCAAATCGGTAAACCTGAGCGAAATGATCGATACCTCTGCGCCGATCGGCGATCCGCAGCGCCGGTCTTATATCGCGACCGACCGCGGCAATCGGAGCCTCGAGCATCTGATCGTGTTGGCGCGGGCGCATCTGTTGCAACGAGCACGGGTCGTGGAAATCGCGTTTGTCCCCAAACTGTCGCGCATGCCGGAAATCACGCTGCGCAAGAACGCCTTTCTGATCGAACCGCGTGTCGGTGAGGCGCTCGGCAAGATCATCGGATATTCGCTGGCATTGGACGGCTCTGACGGCCGCATCAAATGCGAGGTTCGCATCGGCTGCGCAATCGGTCACGGCGGCTCGGCCGTCGCGGCTGGCGGCACACCGACTTATTGCAGCGTCGACTATACCGGTGCCGACTATCAGCAGTTCACTGGCCGAACGGTCCTTTTCGATTCCTCGGTCGGCTATCAGCCTCCAAACGCGAATCCGAACGATGACGGAATCGAGTTCCTTTCCGTTCTCAGGGCGCAGGATGTAATCCAGACTGGGCTCGTCGTCGAAAATCCGGCCTCGGTGCAGGCGCCTATTTTGTTTCAGGCCGGTGAATTTGGTTCGGTGCCGGTCAGCGGCGCAGACCCTGAAGAGATGGCGAAGATTCCGGCAGCGCGGGCCACGGCGGTCAACAACGCAATGAAACAATGCGAGACCCGCGCGACCTTCAAGCTCAAGAGCATGTCTCGGCAGTTTTCGAGCGATTATCAAGTGCAAGTCACCGATCTGTATATTCCAACCGGATATGACCTGGAGGCAGCATAATGGCTGGTTTTGAGGTTGTCGTCCGGCCAGTCGTGTTTCCCAACATACGGCCACCCACAGCTAGGGCGCTTGCGCCAGAGGATAATCCCGATTCGGGCATCGCTGTTCTCAATGGATCGGGCGGCCAGCTGCTCGATCTTCCGCACAGTTGGAGCGTGAGCACCACCAAATCAACTCCCTACAAGGAGACCAAGCGACAGTTCAACAAGGAAAGGGTCTATCAGAAGGACGAGAATGGCGACATCAACAAGTCGAACTTTGTCGATGTCGAGCGCTTGAAAAAGGTCCAAATGGAAAGAGAAGAAGGTGATCCGATAAGGCAGACCTACGCTAGCCCACCGAAAGTTGACAATGTCGAAACGTTAGAGACCGACGCCGAGAGAACATCTGATCCAACAGCCGACGACGGTGGGGGATCATGACGATCGTCTTCGTCACCACAGGCGCCTGGGGTGCCGGCACCGGCACACCCAACAGCGCGGCCCAGGTCGACGGCAATTTCTACGATGTCGATCAGCGCATCGTCGATTTGAATTCCGCGCTCGCCGAAGGCAAGCGCATCGATTCCGTCACCTATACGGCCAACAGCATGACGTTCCATTTCACCGATGGAACGTCGCAAGTCATTCCGCTGCCGGTCGCCGTCATCACCTATGTAGGGCAATGGACGAACAGCACGCCTTACACGGTCGGCCAGATGGTCTCGGTTCGCGGCCTCGGCATGTACCAGGTGCTCATCAGTCACACGACGCCGCCATTGCCGGCGGCTTTCGATCCGAATGCGACAGATGGCAGCAATCCGCTCTATTCGTTCTGGATGCCGCTCTACGATATCAACTATGACGCCGCGATCTTCGTGCCCGGCACCATCCAGCGCGCAGCGGGCGAGGCGCTGTTCCAAGCCGTTGCCAATCGCACAATGCAATTGGTGAGCGGGAGTGGCCACTGCCATGCCTATCTGGATGTCGGCATCGGCGCCGGCACCAACATCATTATCTCGATCCAGAAGAACCGGGCCGAGATCGGCACCATCACGTTTGCGGCTGGTGGCACGCTCGATGCTGGCGGCGGTCAAGGCGGAACGTTCAATATCCCGGCGACTGTGGACTTTGCCGAAGGTGACAGTTATGCGCTGCGGGTCACGGCTTCCAACAACGCGGGAGCGAGCGGACTGTCCGTGACGCTCCCGTTCCTGCGCACGGACATCTGATGCCGGTCGGTCCATATTCGCAGGATGTGTTGACGCGCATTATCAACGTGCAGTGGGGTGGTCTGGCGGTAATCTTTGGTGCCATGGACGAAGACGCTCCAGACCAGCCAGCCCAACGCGATAGGACCATGAGCGAGCGCGAGAAGGCATGAGCTATCTGGAAATGAAAAGTGCGCCGCTGCCGGACATGAGCAGCGGGATCATATCGTTGTGGTTTCGCGATGCAACGAGAAAGAAGTCTCCTCCCCAGCCGCAAGAAGGTCGCAACAGCAATACTGGTACGATAAACCCCCCGATCGACCCACCACCAGCGGAGGTGTGGCCGCAGGGGTTTTGGACAGATGCCACTGCAGCGGTGACGATGGTTCCGCCCAATGCCGAATACTCTGTAAATACTGCTGGATATGATCCAAATTTCAAGGACTGCGTTTTCTTCTTCAATCCCTACGGACTCCCACTCGGTGGTCCTCTTGGAGGGCTGATCTTTGGCGAAGCCTTTCTTGGAGCGGCACCTGTGTGGATACCCAATTCCCCACCTTTCCCTTTGAACACCATGAGCATCGATCCCAAGGGAGCTGGCACCTTTGGGGTCGCAGATGTCGATATGTCGAAATACGGCATCAGATCGTTGATGACCTTCGGCGACACGAGCATCGACTATGAGTACTGCACGTGGCGATCGGAGAAGCCTCCGGTGATCCCGGGTGTTCACTACCTCCCCAATCTTGGCATCGGCCCGATCGCCGAATGGCCTGATTGGCCACCGCCCTATGCGCCGTACTCTGGCGGCCTGGTCACTGTGGCCAACTACCGTTTGAATCCCCCGGTGGCTAAATTCAAGGTCCCGCCGTCGTTCATCGGAATTGACGACGACGGCTATCTCGTCATCAATTTACAGACCAGCAGCAGGGCCAGCTACAAGGGGATGTCGTTCGAGATGATCAACGTTAAAGAGCTCAAGGCAACAGCGACCTATCTCGATGCCTCAGGAGGTATCACGGCTGCCTGGCATTGGGTCGCCGTCCCGGGCTACTGGAACGGCTATGAGTTCGAGTACAAGGACATCTCGCAGCAGATCATGGGTTGCGCCCCCGAGAGCTTCTACATCTGCGGACGCCCCACTGGTGTGCTCGACTTCGCTTTCGACGCACCAGTCATCCACGACGGTGGTTGGCATCACCTGCTATTTTCGTTCGACATCAGCGGAGCGGTGACGGTCGATCAGACGGACTACAGTCATCCGATCGTTAATAGCGCCTGCAAGGCGTGGCTGGCGTTCGATGACAAGAACATCACGGGAACCAGCCTTCAAAACAGATCGCCTAATCATGACGGGCTCACCCTCCCCAAGCTCAGGGGAACGGAGACGACGCAGATCATCGATTGGGGGCCGTGTATGACATATGGGAGGGGTGGGATGAATCTCGGTGCTAATGGTATCGCACCACGCAACTCCTGGATTCACGGCTACGCAGGTAATCCGAGGGACAACTTGTTGCGCGGTGCCTACAATGCCTCCATTATCACGGACGATAACGATAAAAAAAACACCACTGCGCGAATGTGGGGAGGTGTGGTCGGTGATTTCAACTGGATGGACTGGACAGGGTCAATCTGGCCATTGTACGGGCACGGACAAAAACCTGGACCTTGGCAGGCGACGTTCGACCCGATGCACCCGACCGTGCCTGATCCTAAGACCTTTGATGCGCCTTCATATAGTTGTTCTGGTTTCTCTATCCCGGTTAATGGAAATCCCATTGGTATCCCTGCCGGTTCTGACCTCTACAAGTACAACACCGGTGTCGAGATGGCAGAGTTTCAGATGTGGGCCAACAAGACGCTTGATACATCTGATATAAATATGCGCCGGCTGTTCATCGATGCAAACGGGGAGCCGGTGTCGCCAGGCGCGGCTGAACGGGTGCTTGGCAGACCGGATATTCTTCTACATGGCGCCAGCGGTTGGAAATCTGGAAGCAATACCGGTAAATCTGGCATGACCGCCGAGGGCGATGTCATTCCGGCTGGCCAGTTCGAGCCGGTTGCGAAAATTTTACAATTTAAGCCTGACCCACAACTCGGCAAATGACGGGACACTAATGCTCGTCTGCAACGTAAGTCGGTTGCGAGACCCGAAGGCGATCGCAACCAATCTCGTCGAGGCAACAGCCGCCCGCGACGTGCCTGGAACCGCGAGCAATGTTTTCAGTACCCTGCTCGCCGAAGTAGCCGTTGCATGGGACGCGCCTGGATTTGTGGGCGGCGTTTTCGGCGCGCTAGTCGATGATCCGGCCTCGGCGGGCGAGTACGTCAACGCCTATCTCGGCGAGATCATGCTCGAAGCGGCGAGCGCCGCGGCCATCCTCAATGCCGGACTTATTTATGCTGTCCTGGTCGATGAGACGGTTACTGCGCTCGATGTGTTGTCAGATGCCGCCCCGACGATCGTGAGCGCGGCGGTGGTGGAGGCGGCGACCGCGGCCGATGCACCCGATGCCTCCGTGATTGCTGGCGTGCGCTTTGAAGGTGTGCTTGCGCTCGATGGGCCGATCATGCCGTCGACGCCGCAGCCGACCGTGATCTATATCGAAGGGTGAAATCTTGGCATTCTATGACACCACCTGGTACTGTAACGCAGGCGATCAATCAACAACTGGTCACTATGCCGTTACGAAGTGGGCGACCGGCGCGACCATAGCGGCTGGTGCGTTGCGACGGCAGAATGCCGCTCCCGCGGTAGGAAGCGAGCGGGTGTTCGTTTGCATTGTCGCCGGCACCACGCACGCGACAACCGAGCCGACGTGGGTCATCACACGCGGCGGCAAGACCACCGACAATACCGTCACGTGGCAAGAATGCACGGGTGCGAGCGCGGTCAATGGCGATCTGACCAACACACCGACCTGGGCGGCGGCCAAAGCAATAAGCTCTGCCGTCACGCTGGGCGCGATTATTCAGCGCAACAATGGCGCGAGCTACTGGATATGCAGCACAGCGGGGAGCACGGGCGCATCAGAGCCAGCTTGGGCGAACAACACCGCTGGCACAACACAGACGGACAGCACGGTCACATGGACTTGCCTTGGTGTGGTGGGCAACTTCACTGGCGGTCAAGCTCCGCACGCGCGGCTGGGCAATGCTGGCGCGACGAACTGGTTTGCTGCTAACAACACGATCTACGTTGGCGACAATCACGCCGAGTCGCAGGCGACGGCGATCACGATCAGCCCTGCTGGAAGTGTTTCAACTGTTGGCAAGATTATTTGTCATAATCATTCCGGCAGCTACCCTCCGGCATCGACCGATCTGAGGACGACGGCTACGGTTTCGACGACTGCGGGGGTGAACATCACTTTTAGTCCCGGCGTTAATGGCGGATATTACGTTTACGGCATTGCATTTCTGGTCGCAGTCGGAACGTCGAGCGGCAATGCTTTCGTGTGTTCATCCAATGTTGAATTTTGTTTATTCGACAATTGTCTTTTCAAACTTTCGACCACTTCCGCATCGGCGATAATCCAAGTCAATAGTTCTGCAAGTGCTTGTGTTGTCATTTGGAATAATTGCACGGTGTATTTCGGTGCGGTTGGTCAGTATATTGATCTCGGGACCAGTAATTTTATTTGGCAAAATACCGGGCCTGTTCTGGCAAGCGGATCGTCGGTGCCGACTGGGCTACTGGGGCTTTCTACGAGCACTCGTTACGCCAACGTTACCCTGGAGGCACTCGATCTGGGCCAACTGACCGGCGCTCTCGACAAGCAGGCCTCTGCTGTTGAGATAGGCAATTGGCTGGTCAAGGATTGCAAGCTGAATGCTTCTATGACATTTCCGACTCCACAGGCTTTCGGGCAGACGGTCCAGGTGGTCCGTTGCGACAGTGGCGCTACTGCTTACAAGTCCGCGCGCTATCAGTACGAAGGTACCGAGACAACTGAACCATCGATCACCCGTGTAGGCGGCGCATCCGATCCGACCGGCCAGGCGCAGTCGCGCAAGATCGTCACGACCGCGAACTCGCAGTGGCTGCGGCCGTTCAAGGCCGAGCCCTACGCGATCTGGAATCCGACCACGGGTGCGAATGTTACGGTGACGGTGTACGGCACGATCAATGCGGGCGCGCTGCCCAACAACGATGACATCTGGCTGGAGGTGGAATATCTCGGCTCGTCGGCCTCGCCGCTCGGGACCATCGTCATGACCACCAAGTCCAACCTGCTGGCGGCGAACGCGGCGGTGGCGTCGGACGCTTCCACCTGGAACGGCGGTGGCTCGGGCGCTGGCTGGTCGCCGTTCAAACTCACCACCACGCTGTCCGCACCGCAGCCCGGCATGGCCGGCTATCTTAATGCGCGGGTGCGCGCCGCGAAGGCATCGACCACTTTTTATCTCGACCCAAAAGTGGTGTTGAGTTAGCGACTCTAATCCAACCAAAGGAGAAAGCCTATGACCGAGGAACGCGCACAGGCGCGCGAACGCAGCGATGCGTCTGTCATCCGCGGCAGTGGCCTCGGCGAGCATGCCGACGCGCACGGCTGCTATGAGATCGAATGCCGCGGCGCTGACGGCAAGATCAAATGGCGCGAGACTATCGACAATGTGGTGGCCACCGTCGGCAAGAATCTGGCACTAGACTCGTTCCTCGCCGGGGCGGCATACACGGTAACCGGGCCATTCATGGGCCTGATTTCGTCGGTGTCTTATACGGCGGTTGCGGCCGGCGACACGATGGCGTCGCACTCGGGATGGCTCGAGGCCGGCGGCGCCAACGCGCCAACATACACCGGCAACCGCAAGACCGCGGCTTGGTCCGCGGCGACGGCGGGATCGAAAGCGCTATCTGCGGCGCTGTCGTTTGCGGTCACCAGCACCGGAACCGTCAAGGGCGCGTTCCTCTGCTACGGCACCGGCGCGGTCGCCACCAAGGACGACACCAACGGCACGCTTTGGTCGGCCGGCACATTCTCGACCGGCGACAAGGCGGTGGTGAACGGGGATACGCTAAATGTGAACTACTCAACGAGCCTGTAACGAGGAGGGCCGCATGAGCATCCTGGTCAGCTTTTTGTACTTGCTGCTCTACATCGCGATCGTTGTGTTCATCGCCTTCTGCATTGTGTGGCTGATCCAGAGCTTTATGGGCTGGTCCATCGACGCCAATGTGATGAAATGGGGAAAGGTGATTGTCGGGCTCCTGTGCATGATCGCTGTCGTGGTCTGGCTTACCGGCGTGCTGGGTATGGGTCCGGGGCTGCCGCATCCCGTCTACGGGAGATACTGATGCGCGGCTGGGTCATCGCCATCGGCTTCGCGCTGATCCTCGTGGCCGGGATCTGGGTCGTGCATACGCTCGAGCCGATGTACCCATGACTTCCGTGCGATCGTGGTTTCACGAGAACCAGGCGCTCGTCTATTTCCTGGTGGCGCAGGGCATCGCGATCGGCGCAGCAGCGCTGTCCATGACGGCTTACATGGTTGAGCTGGAGACGCGCGTTAGGACGTTGGAGGTACGCGGCTCGCCGCATCTAACCGTGATCGATGCCAGGTTGACGGTGCTGGAGAGCCAAACCAAGGACAATAAAGAAACCCTCAATCGAGTTGTCGATGTGATGACGAAGAGGTTGAACATCAATCCATGAATGAAAATCTCTCATTGACCGAAGCTGGCGCCAACCTCATCAAGCATTTTGAGAGCTGTATGAAAAAGGATGGCGATCGTTTCAAAGCTTATAGATGTCCGGCCAACGTATTGACGATCGGTTGGGGCCACACCAATCACCACGGTGTGCACTTCGACGAGTCTTCCAGGTGGACCAAAGAAGCTTGCGACGATGCTTTCCTGGATGACATGGAAGGGTTCGAGTCGGCGGTTCGCAGGCTAGTCAAGGTCGACCTGGAGCCGTGGCAGTTCGATGCTCTGGTGAGTTTCACCTACAATTGCGGCGAAGGCAATTTGCAGAAATCCACGCTACTGAAAAAGGTCAACGCCGGGGATTTCGAAGGCGCTGCCCTGGAGTTCCAGAAGTGGAACAAGGGCGGCGGCAAGGTGCTGCCTGGGCTGGTGCGGCGGCGGGCCAGCGAGGCTCTGTTGTTTCAGAACATCACCGACGACGACTACGACGGTAAGCCGGACAAGGTCATTCGGCCGATACCGGAACCGATGCCGCAGGAGGTCGACGATCCAGGAGACTGACGGTAAGGTGAAGGCGTTACCCCCCATGACTTGGCCCCGCCTTGCGGGGCTTTTTTTATTTCTTCGGCGGGCAGTTTTGTTTGTTGTTCAAAAGCCCTTTCCGTATGGCGATCGCGACGGCATTGGGGCGGTTGGTGGCGCCGAGATGGGCCTTAATGCGCTCGACATGATCGAGGACGGTAGTTGTGGCAACGCCGAGCTCGCGAGCGATGGTCTTGGCTGTTTTGCCGTCCGCGATGAGGCGCAGAATATACCGTTGCCGCTCGGTCAGCATCATCGAAGGCGGGCGCGCGCGCTTTGGTCTATGGGGCATTGCAACCCCATCGTAGTGCTGCATCATCCTGGTATGCGCCCCTAACAAATTAGGGGTCAATTTAACGTGAAATCCGCGAAAAGGAATCATAATTGACACAACCCATGGATGGCGGGTGCCGGGCGCGCCGCTAGCAGCGGGGGCTATAAGAGGAAATGGGAGTCATATAGCCACACGTTTTGGTGGCAATGAGTGTCATCCTGGCTTCATATTGGATCGGGGCGGAAAACGACGGCCGGGAGAAAAATACCGAAGATCAATCGCGCGCAACCTAACTCAAGAGGAGCGACGGTGATGTGCCAGGTAATCAGCAAAAGACGGGTTCTCGGCAAGCGGATCAAGCAGATCCGCGAGCATCGCCTGATGACGCAGGCCGCGCTCGGCCAGACGATCATGGTCAACAAGCACGCCATTTACCGTATTGAGAAGGGTCTTAGGTGGATCACGGATGAGGAGCTCGAACTGCTGGCGCGCGCGCTGCGCTGCAAAATGAAGGACTTGCGGATGGACCCGGCGGAAGCCGACCCGCCGCTCGTGCGGGCGACGCCCATGCCGCGCATCCGGCCGAAGTCGTGGGGGGGGGCAATGGGCAACCAGCGCGACAACGGGACGGGGGCTGAGCCCGCCGACGGCGCTCCGCGCCTGCCTGCCCGCACGCCGGCGACGGAGAATGCCGCTATCGATGCGCCGCCCGTATTCGCCGCTGCCTCATCGCAGACGTCATCGCGGTGGCGGTCCTGGCCGAGAACGAGGAAACTTAAATGATGCCGGTCAAAATGCTGGAAATTCGGGACGCCGGGACCTTCATCCCGGTGATGTGCATTCGGCCGCTGCCCGACAACGAAGGACAGCGATACCTCTTGCGGCGCGACGGTTACTCGTGCAATCCGGGCGACCCAATCGTGATCATGATCGATGCTCAGTGTCGCGGCGTTTCCTATGACCCGTACGATTGGCGTTCGATGACCCACAGGGTAGCCCACGACCACATCCGACAGCATTGGGACGAGCTGCGCGACGGGGATGTGATCGATGTGGAATTTATCCTCGGCCGAAGTGGCGCGCCGAAGGTGTCAGAGCGATTCGACGAGAACGGGCTCTAGGCTGGCCCGTAGCGCGCCCCTGCCGGCCGGGCGGCATGGGTAGCGGGCGCGTCCGGAACGCGCATGGGTGGCCGCTTGTGGGGCTCGGGAGCATTCCTACCCTGGGCCCTACCCTGGCCCTACTTAGGCCCTACCCGGCGCCCATCTGCGCAAAAACCCTACCCAGGCCCTACCCAGGCGCTTTTCCTGGGTAGGGAGTTAACAGCTAAGCATTTGAGATATTTGAAATATTTGCAATATCTCAGCCACGAATACGCACATAGCTTCTGGGAATATCACGCTTGCAATGCATGGCGAGCAGATGCTATGAATGGAAACGCGATGCAAGAAAGGTCGATGTATCAAGGACTACCCGCCCACCAGCGCGACAACCAATGGAAATGAGTGGAAGCCCATATCCAAGCAAAACCCTACCCAGGCCCTACCCAGAAACACACAAAGGCTCTTACGAATGAAGCTCTCCGACAAGACGATCCGCACCCTGGCCTGCCCGGCCGGCAAGATCGACACGACATTCTGGGATGAGGACATCCCCGGCTTCGGGCTCCGCGTCCGCGCCGGCGGCGCCCGGACCTGGACCGTCATGTACGAGGTCGACGGCCGGG